GCGATATTAGGAGTTGTACCATCTGCCGTAAATAAATCGATGAACTCGCCATTGAAATTTAGGTTTCCTCCCCCGTTTATGGAAGAGTTACTTGCAGCGGAAAACCTGATGAATATGGGGGTAGAGGGGGAATTATTTGTTACTTCAAATGTGCGAAACCTTGTATTGCACCACATTATCAGCAGAGGGACGGTTGACGAGGAACATGTAAATTTACCTTCATTTTGGATATCAATGGTATCTGTATCAGCGACAATAGGTAGTGAGGAGTAGTCTACTATGCCATTTATACTATAAGTGCTCATCTCGATTTAACCTGTTTACCGTTAATGTTTAGTTTGTATTGACTTACAATTAAATGTTTATTATAGGTTGCGCAACACACCTACATTGTATATCTTGCCCAGGATGACCAGTGTCGGCAGGAGGAGAATCCCATCTGAATATTTTGCCGTTCTTGCTATTGTGGTCTTCCCTTACTCTGGAGTCCCCTGCTGTTCTCCAGATGTATTCTTCTACTCCTAAGTTTTTCTGACGTTGCTGGTTTAGAGCTGAATTCAATTTAGAACTCTGATCTCTAGCTATCAACTTGGCTCGTCTTGTAGTCACCTTACCTTGTTTCTGTATTTGTTTGATCATAGAAGAAGCTGTTCTACCTTGAGTGGTGTTAGTGAAAACTATAGATTCTATGTTTTTAAAATACTCATCAGGTATAGATTTTATCAAGGAAACATTTTCTCTAGTTGTAGCGACTAATATATCTTCTAAATTTTCACTTTTAACTACCGATTGCAAATCCACTCCTACTGCTTCTTCCATTGCTTTGTAGAATCTACGCTTATTAACTTGATTAGATTCATTGACAAAAGAGTTAGACACAATAGCCGCTTGTTTACCTACGTTATCAAAAGAACGTCTCATTCTATCGAATACTTCTTCCAGTGACTTAGCGTAAGCGTCTGTAACATACTCAGATTCAAACGCTTTGAGAGCAGGTATAAGGCTAACATTGATTTCTTGTTTCAACTTCCGCACTAAGAAATCTAACTGCCGTCTGTATTTTATCTCAGGACTTTTAGGACTCGATACCGCCCTCATCTTCCTCTTGTTCTGCTTCCGATGATTCCTGTTCATTTCCAGCTTCAATTTTGTCGGTATCGGGTTCAAACTCATTATCAAGTTCCTCTAGTTCTTCTAACTCTTTAATATCGTCATCTGTGATATTAGTGTACGTGCCGTTTTGTTGTAGTTCTTTGGCTATCTGACTTTCCGTAACCACTCCCATATCGTAATAGTTTTTATCACGAGTGGAGTTATTCATATCTACTATGGATTGTTGTTCAGGAGTCATCTGGAATAAGGAACTAAACTTATAAGTATAGTCGTCATCTAAAGACAAGCCTAAACTGAGCATCATTATATCGTCAAAATAATCTAACTTAGGTTTATATACTGAGCGTTGCTTACTACTTATCATGTCGTAGTAATTCTTTAAATCGCCTTCTCCAGTAGCATTTAAACCAGTGGCCGAAGTCCCTAATAATCTTGTAGCAGGTATATCCGTGGCGGCGGCTAAAAACTTAGCAAATCGGTCTAGTAGATCAGGTAAGCCAGCAAAAGTATTGGTCTTGGTAGTGAATTCTTCTTCGTTATCTAACAATAGCATATTGTTAAATGATTTGAGCATACCTGCCAATGTGAATCTCTTTCTTAGTAACGCTTCACCTTCTGGAGATTGAAGATACCCCATCAATCCTTTAACTTTAACGATATCTACGTTGGTCTCGTATACCATACTAGCTGAACCATCTGCCGTAGTGTTGAAGTTGGTTATGGCTTCGTACAACCTATCTAATACCGAATCAGAGAAGTAATTGTTTTCTCGGAACTGAGTAAAGGGTAAAGGTATTCCGTCAAACCTAATAACTCTACTGTGATGTATCCTCACGTTAGTTTCGTTAAATCGATAAAATTCAGGGAAGCCATAATTAGCATCCAAAGGATCACTGACAGGTTGTTGTTCGGCATGGTTTATTCTATGTCTGTCCACTACTTTTATGTGACGTAGTGATCCTTCTCTTATTTTGTTAATGTCTAACGGTTTGTCTGGAGTTTGACTATCGTCCACAGATAAGATTATAAATGCAGTACCGTATAATCTAGCCCACTTATGAGCTACCTCAAAACAATTAGAAAGTTCTAATCTTTCTTCTTCCTGGATTATTTTCTTAATTGTTTCTGGATCTATATCACCCGTGAACTCTCTCCATTCTCTAGTCATATCCTCGGGTACAATATCAACTACCTTACCAGCTAACCAATCTGTTCGGTATAGAGCGTCTAATTCTGCTTCGTTACCTTGAGCTGATAATCTCTTGGAGTTTACAAATCTAGACTGGCTGCGTTTATCTTGCTGTGTGCCTAATTGGGCGACTAAGTTCTCTAAGCTGTCCTTCAATTTAGAATCTTCGTCGGTTAGTATTTTTGCTTCTTGAGTCATTGTGAGTCCTCTTAAATTGAATTGGAGCTGTATATCATATCTTCAAATACTATCATGTCTTCTACTGCGTCCATGGTGGGATCTATCTGATCGTCATGTTTGTGAGTCATCAACGGAGTAAATTTTCTAAATTCATCCTTGTAATCATGCACCCAATCAGCATCTAAAGGCAAGTGTATATAGCCGCTTGCAAAATATTTTACCACTCCCATTGCACGTAATACCTTATCTGTATTACGTTGTATAGGTTCTACGGGTATCAAATAGTCCTTCTTAATAGACTGTATTAAACTAGAACCAGAACTCTTGTCCTCAATTCTAATTATCTGAGCTCCCCTCGGTTTGAATTGAGTGGGTTTATGTTTGTTCCAGAATTCTACCATCATGGATTCTAATTCTGGAGCTTCCCATTTGCCTCTTACTTGGTCTACTAAGAATATACCTTTAGACATAGACCTAGCCCAAAACTGAAATACTGACCAGTCGTTACGTTCAGCAGTCTTCTGGGCTGTGTCTCCGTATATACGCATTAAATCTATGTCGGCAGGTAGGACGTCATAATACTTCCAGTACTTATCTTTAAACATACCGCCACCTAGCGGACTAGGGTTTTGTTGCATCTGAGAAGATGTAGTGTACGGGTCACCCTCTTCTAAAGTGCGGAACTTTTTACGGTCATGTTTAAACGGCCAGAGCATGCTATCTGGGACTACTTGGTTTGGCATACGGGCAAGCATATCCATACTAAAAAGCATACTCAGAACCCCCATGCAATGCAGCTAAAATACCATCTATATTTATGGGTATGCCGTGGGTATAATCTTCAGGGTACGGCTTGGCTAATAACTCTTCACTAAAATGCGTAGGTATTACGAGGTGATGCCAAATATCACCTGAGCCACCTTTAAGCAAGAACCCAGATAAGTCGTCCTCATGAATACGTTGCATGATGTTGATCATGGGTACTTCTTCTACTGCTAAACGAGAACGATGAGTATTGTTAAAGCGGTTATTAATAGCGTTACGTTTTGGAGTTGAGTAAGCGTCATCAGGTTTTAAGGGATCATCGTTTATGAACGCTCCTGTAAATCCAGGTTCCATTCTACCTGCTCGGAATCCTGTTATCTGGCCTCCAGATGCAGCCGCCATCATACCTCCACCTTGCTCGGTGAACCATCGTTTCTTACCTTTAGTATCGGTACGAGTTTCCATTGGCCAGAGTTCTTGAAATTCAGGGCTTTGTACTGTATCTTTTATCTTGGAAGAGTTTTCGTGAGCTAGGTCACCAGAATAAGAAGTGTGTATGTATTTAGAACGAGAATTCAATGCTAACCCACGGCATATAAAATTCAGTACTGCTTGTTCTGTCTTAGTGTATCCCGGTGCTATGTTTATAATCAGCCTGTTTATCTTCATATCTAAAACAGCTTGCAACACATAATCTATAGCATAATGATGCCAATTAAGTAGCATCTTGTTACCTTCACGGAGCTTAAAGAAATAACGCATAAATTGCATACCGTCTTGCTCTAGCATATACTTGAGCATACGTTTCTCATTGAACGACCACTGGTCTATATCGTCAGGTAACAAGATATTAGAAGTCATCGTTGAATTTCTCTTTAAATAGTTCGATTTCTTCTTCTGTTAATGGGGCGTCAGCAGCGTTACCCCCTGCTCCTCCGTCACCTTTTATCTCTACTTGCTTGCGTTTAGCGTGTATGTATTCGGCTAGAGTTTTAGCCGCTGACATGGATTCACTGATAGGGACAGTATGGTATTTATAACGAGCAGAAACGTGATCTACAATCTCAGCCCATTCTCCCTGACTAATATCGCCTCCAGTAAACGAATCTATTTCTAAGATTAGTTCATAAATAGATGATAATCTACGCGGATCTTGACCATTCATCACCGACTCTAAGAACACAAGTGGGTCTTTGGCTTCCCCCTTGTGTATGAGTTCTCTTAGGTCATCAATGGATAATGGTTTGTGTGACATGCAATTAATCTATATTTCCCGTAATATTAAGGGTAATATAATTCAATTTGTGCAATCTGTAAATTCTAGTGTGGGTAGTTGGGAATTATATCTTCCAATTTTATAGGTAATACTTCTCCTGGATTATAATGTTGTGCTTCTTGATAGCACTCAGCGTTATTTATAGACTCCGATCCATTGGCTACGTCGCACCCGTTATTAGAGTTACAGTTACATCCGTTACAAGAACTACGCACATAAGTATGATAAAATTCAACAAACGCAGACCCAGTGCATTTACCGCCTACCCTATGAGGGAATTTATAAGCAGAACAAACACATATAGGTCTGGTGTCTTTACGTTTAATGTTACGCATACAACTGAATTTGTAGTTCACGAATACGACGTCTAAGTTTTCCGCACTCAGCGTTGAGCATAGCTACTTGCATAGAATTTAAGTTGGGATCAGAAAATCCATCTTGTTTAATAGATAGTTCTTTCTGTAATTTGTTTATCTCTTCTAATACTCCGCTCATTATAAATCATCCTCATGTCTTTTACCTACTAACTTACCAAAGCGAGGAACCCTGTCCTTACTTAATTCTTGATAACGGAAAGTATATAGATCGCCTATATTGCGCCCTCTGTTGTCCCATAAACCTTGCTTACGTTCATCAGTCCATCCTGGACCAAATCCTACGCGGAACTCTAACCCGTTCCAATTGAGTATACAAGAACCTGCTGTACCTGCTGGAACCAGATTCTCTTTATGACTAGAGCGTTTAGCATGGCCTAGCTCATCTTGTTCTAAGGTGTTACCATTATGCATCTTTTCTGTGACTTCTACAAGCACAGCTTCGTCATCGTGGAATCTTTTAATCTTTAGTAGAATACCTTCTTTGACAGTTGACCTACCGTGTTTATATTTACCGTTTGGATCACGAATCATAACTCCTTCATATCCTTCAGCAATACATTTATCCATATACGCTTCTAACTCTTCTTCCGTATTAATCTCAATGGGAGTGAGTACACGTATACGAGTATCGTCCGAACCCAACACAGAAGATATTTCGTGAATACGATTACGATACGTATCATCAGAACCGTAATGATCAAAAACATGATACACAAAGTCAGGCTCGCCAGTCCTAGACATAATGCCGCTTTGCACAGCGTTGTAATCACCATTGAGCATAAGCTCTCCGTCCATTTCATCATAACCAAATAACTCATCTTGAACAAAAGTATTGGGGATGGGTTTCATACTACGGGACATCGCAGTACCTTTAACCATTAAACATCGTATACCATCCAGTTTAGGAGTAGCCAATACTGGATAACGAATCTTGTCGTATTCGGCTTTGGTGGCTAATAAGGGTTTGATTACTCTAGTCATTTTGTTCTACTCCTTTGCCTACGTAGTCCCGACTACCTTCAGATTTTAATTTGTGGTAGACAGCTGATCTAGCATCCTCTTCATTAGTTCCTCTCATTAATATAGTCCTATGGTACATACCTTTAGGATATGGGAAACAAGAAAGTGGGAACAAAAATAGTTTCTTCATTTCATAACTCCTTAGATTTAATCGTAACCGTTACAACCTGAGGCGGCTGTTTAGGTAAGGCTGATTTCTTGATATACAAAGTGGGAACAGCAATACCTTCCTCATCATTAGTATATACGTGAGTACCCTTAGTGTTCTTAGTTAGTTGCATATCTAACTCTATTTCTTTACTCATTGGAATGTTCCTGTAATATTAACATGCTGTATTTCTCCTTCCATTCTATATTGAACTTCAATGTTATTATTTCCCCATTGCCCTGGATATGGGTCTTCTTGTATAACATAGGTAAGAGTATTGATTCTACCGTGTTTGACAAAGGAATAAGGTATATTTAGCTTATCTGCTAATTCAGATAAAGACTTCAGGCTTATGCTAACAGGTTCTCCGCATTCAGAACAAGTCTCATCATAATCCACGTTAACCTCATTACAATGCGGACAGATATCGGTGTTATTTGGTAATATACTCATGCTTAACCTATTTATCAGTTTCAAGTTTTATATTGATATTAAAAGGTGGAGGGTTTGTTAATTTGAACATGTGACCGAAAGTACCGAACAAGTCCCATGCTTGCCATCTACTAAATCCCTCTTCATCTTCTATAGGAGGTACGTATTCTCCTATCTTAGGAAATCTTATTCTTAACTGATCGTGTTGTCTTATGTGTTCTTGTTTACCTTCTTCTGTTAATTTTACGTGGATATATTGATTCAAGTTAAATAATATTTATTATTCCTCAATTATAATTAAGTGATGAGTAATATTATGGGTCATCATTAGTAGTAAGTAAAGAACTAATTTAACCGTGCATATAACCTCGGCTAAACTTGTCGTAATCCTTAATTACACAAGCTGGGACGCAATCATCACGAACTTTCA